TCGTATGTCGAGTATGTAGAAAAGGAGGTATCTACTTGACTAGACCCATTTATATTTTCAATAGAAATGAAGAGATGACTCTAATCCTACAAAACCTACCAGGAAGTTTTAACCAGATGTCGGTTCCTAAAAGAAAAAAGGTACTAACCCAATATGCAGGTCAAACTATAGGTTCGTATAACACCTTTGACTCTAATATAGAGGAATCTTTAGATACTGGTGGGGCTTTAGCATACCGAGAAGGTTGGATTAACGAGAAGTTAAACGTTGGAGCCAACTTAGAGTTCGAGGCGTTCGCTAATGAATCTACTTCAGGTTATATTACAAATGAAGGTAGAGCAGTTGCTGTAGATAAAAAGGGATTCTATAGAGAGTTCATTATACGTGTGGTTAAAGACACTTCTGATGAGTTTCTATTCAAACGAGTAGAGGCTGAGGGTAGTGAGTATGAGTTAATAGACGAATGGCTTCCTAAGTACGAACAAGTCTCTACAAACCTTAAGACAGCTCTAGGTGCCATACTAGGTCCTACTAGATTCGAAGTTGGTCAGATAGACGACCCATATTCTGTTAAACCAGTTAAGCTAAAACACATGTCTGTTAGACAAGCTGTCAACGAATTGATAAAACAGTTTGGTGGAGAGGTCAGATACCGTGTCCTCATGCAAAACAACCGTGTTATTAAGAGATACGTTGATGTGTTGAAACGTAGAGGCACTAATACTGGTAGACGTTTCGAGACGGGTAAGGATATTATCAAAGTATCCAGAACTCTCGACTCAACCCAGATTAAAACAGCCTTATACGGTATCGGAGCATCTGACGAACATGGTAACAGACTGACATTCAGAGATGTAGTGTGGGAGAAAGCTAAAGGTGATCCAGTAGACAAGCCAAAAGACCAAGAGTGGGTTGGAGATCCTAAAATTATGGCTAGATGGGGAGCTAAAGGTGGTAGTAAACATAAGTATGGGGGTTATGATGGACAGGAAGAGGACGCGGCAACTCTCCTACTTAACACCTATAATGAATTGGTATCTCAATCTAGATTAATAGAAAACTATGAGGTCGATACAGTACTGTTGGGTGATGACGTAGACTTAGGAGATAACGTTAAAACAATCGTCCCTGAGTTTAATCCTCCTTTACTATCTGATGCTAGAATAATAGAATTAAAAGAAAATATGAATGACGATGCTCAATCTAAAGCTGTTATAGGGGACTTCAAAGCCAAGATAGACCTTGAGCGTAGGGTTCAGAGTGTGGAGAAAGATCGTAACGAGGACAAAGGTAGAGTTGATAAGACTTTAGAGAACAACAAGAAAGAGATTCAGGAGAACAAAACCGCTATTGACCTAGCTAAAGAACGTATAGCAGCCGCAGAAGAAAGAATAGAAGAGTCGTTCGATGGTCTTGGTCTAATACCTGGATTGGTAGAGGCTATTAATAAAGCTGGTAAGGATATTAATGACGCCAATAACAAACTTATTGATGTGGAGAACGACTTGAAGAATAAGATTCCCATTGGTGGTGCGGCAGCCGATTTAAACAACGGAACCACTCAAGTATTAGGTAAGAATCTGATAGTGGATGGTAGTACAACCATTACAGGTACTTTAGGCGGTTCGGAAGCGATATTTATGGACCTAACAACCAGAAGACTTAATGCAATAGACTCAACATTTGAGAACGCCACTCTTAAGGGTACTTTCCAGGCTAATGAACTTCTTCTAAAGATGGGCACGTTTGAGGATGTAGTTATCAACCAAGCTACCGTAAACGAAGGTACTATAGTTAACGCTACTATCCAGAACGCAGACATCACAGGAACACTGATGGGTGTTAAAGGGATATTTGAAGGTGAGTTTAGGATACGTGGAGTTGTTAGAGAGGAAATAGATGGTAATATCCAACATCCAGAGTATAACAACTGGAACATAGACGCCAAAATGAACGGTTTAGAGTTTACTTCTAGGGTTCATAACGGTATCTATACAAAGACTTATGGTATTGACCCAACAAAAGTATATTCTGAAAATACTGGTGGCAGAGACTTTGGAGGGTATGAGTTACTAGGATTAGGTACTGATGGTTATACGGAGTTGAATGCCCTGCATGGACAACACTTAGTATTAGGAATTAAAGCTAATGGCATGGACAGTTCTCAAACCAAAGTAATGGCGATGAATCCCAACTACACTTATATTTACAACACTTTAGATGTTGATAAGATTAATATGGGTAACATTAGACTATACGAGGATACTGCTGATAGCAGAAGGTTTAAAATCGACACAGGAACCAACAAACCTTCTATATGGATGGACCCAGTAAGAGAGAATATTTATATTCGTAACTCAGGGTCTAACTTAGTCACATTGTTCGGTAGCAAAAACACTACTTTTCACGGATCAGTCAGTGTTGAGGGAGACTTAGATGTTAATACAGGTAATGTGATGAGGTCCAACGTATGGCAGGCAAGTAACAGTTCATATTTAAGAATGCAGACATCTTATAAGGCTGAGGTATTAGCAGTGAATAGCACTACCTCATATATGCCTATAAAAGCGTCTAAACATGAGACTGGAACATCATTGAGGGGTAATAAGAAGAACGTTGAAGAATGTACTACGGACGTATTGAGTTGGATTGAGAACATGGGTATGTATCACTACAACGTCATATCGGATGTTGACGACACTGTTGGATATTTTGGAGTAATGGTCGATGAAACGCCAGACTTCATACATTCTGATGACAACGATAGTATTGACCTATATGCTTTCTCAACATTCAACTCGTTAGGGATTAAACAGCTCTATAATAGGGTTAAGAACATAGAAACACACTTAGGATTATAGGAGGATGATATTTGTGTCTGAAAAAGAAGAAAAAGTAATGGATGAGAACCAGATTGATGTCTCACCGGCAATAAACAACATGAAGTCTATAATAGGCGATTTAACTTGGCAGAATTCTATGAATAATACCAAGATCAAACACCTAAGCGAAATCAACGAAAACATGAAAGTCATAATTGAGGAAAAAGACAAGATAATAGAGCAGTATGAGAAAGATCTTAAGAGTAAGAATAAAGAACAGAAGAAATAAACATTCTCCTATAAGAAAGGAGGTGATTGGGTTTGGAATCCTCAGACATTAGAAAAGCAACTGTCGTCGAAATACTAATAACCTACATTAGCTTAGGTTGGTCATTCGTAATGCTGACTAATGATGATATTTTCGACAAATCAGAGAACTTCAACAAACTTCAATCCCTTGTTCAGACAGAATGGGTGGTTGGGGTTGTATGTCTATTCCTGGCCATTGTAAAGATTTATGGGATGGTATTAAAGAATAACAAGATCAGATGGCTTGGCTTGATACTATCTACTTTCTTCTGGATTATCGTGTCATCAACTTTCTTATTGTCAGCAGGTAAGTTCATGATTAATACAGGGTTCGTAGTTTACAGTGGATTAGCTGTAATGTGCTTATGGACTTCGAAAGAGGTGAATAAGATTGACAGAGCCGAGTAATGCGGTGTTGTCTGAACAAATAAGTAATCTAAAATCGGAGTATTACGCATTCAAGAAGCAAACCAATAAAGATATTTCAAGAATGGAAGAGAGACTTGAAGAAACGAAAGAATTAGCGAACCAAACTAAGAATCTATACAGTCTAGTCAACAACTCTATGGATCACATCAAAGATTCTATAAAGAAAATGGACGGGATGATGGAAGAATTCATAAGTGTTGTTAATGATCAGAATAAAAAGATAGACGAGTTCATTAATAGCGACAAGAGAATGAACAACAAGAAGGAAATGTATATTTCAGTTCTACAAGTAATAAGTGGTATCATAATCGCCGTACTTGGTATGTGGGGTTATGGACAAATGTAAGGAGGAGACTAATGGCTGAATTTCTAAAAGAGTATCTAATTGAAGAAGCACTGTTGGTTGTACCTGTGTTAATGATATTTGGTAAGATTATTAAAGAAACTCCTAATGTTAAAGACTGGATCATACCTTATTGTCTACTAATCATTGGTGTGACTATTACTATGTTTCTGTTAGGTTTCAGCGTTGATTCTTTCATTCAAGGTGTACTAGTTAGTGGTGCAGCAGTATTCAGTAATCAACTGTATAAACAAGCAGTAGAAGGAGATGATATTTAATGAAACCAGTTAAAAAACACATTCAAGGAATCCCTAAAGAGCCTGTAAAATCTAAAGACTATGTTATAGCTCATGAAGCAGGTAATCCAAGAAACGTGGGTCCTAACTCATTAGATTCTGAAGTAAACTACATGACTAACAACTGGAGAACGGCATTTACGTCAGATTTCGTTGGTAGCGGAGGCAGATGGATTGAATTAGCTACTCCAGGTTATATTCAGTGGGGTGCAGGTCCTAATGTTAACAGTAGAGCCTATGCCCATGTTGAATTGGCACGTACAAACAATGCAGAAACCTTTAAGAAGGACTATAAGACTTGGGTTAACGCTATTAGACAACGTGCAAAAGAGGGAGGTATCCCAATCAGGTTCGACGAACCCGGAAGAGGTATTAAATCTCATGAATGGGTCACTAAGAACTTAGGTGGGACTACTCATACCGATCCATTTGGATATTTGGCTTCATTCGGTATCTCTAGAGCACAACTTAAGAAGGACATTGAGAATGGAGTAGGTAAAGTCTCTGCTTCCCAACCTTCTAGTAAACCTAGTTCCGCAAGTGGAGCCAGTACTAAGGGCGTTGAGAAGTTAGCAAGAGAAGTAATAGATGGTAAGTGGGGAAGTGGCGATGCCCGTAAGAAGGCTTTAGGTAGTCGATATCCTGCTGTCCAAAAGAGGGTTAATCAGCTATTATCAGGCACTAGTAAGCCTAAACCTAAGAAGAGCGTTGAGAAGCTAGCTCGTGAGGTAATAGACGGCAAACACGGTTCAGGAGAAGCTCGTAAGAAGGCTCTTGGGTCGCAATACTCAGCCGTACAGAAGCGAGTAAATGATATTCTATCGGGTGGTACTAAAGCTAAGTCCAAAAAGGGTATTGAAACACTTGCTAGGGAAGTTATAGCAGGTAAACATGGTACTGGTGACGTTCGTAAGAAGTCTTTAGGGTCACAATACGCTGCTGTTCAGAAACGTGTGAATGAATTGACCACAGGTAAAAAGAAAAGCTCTAACAAGAGTTTAAAGACACTTGTGGACGAGGTTAATAGAGGACTGCATGGAACTGGAGAAGCACGTAAGAAGTCTTTAGGTAAGGACTATGCTAGAGTACAAGCTGAGATAAACAAACAGTACAATTAATGATATTCCAAAGGGGATGGTCGTTGTAATAACCAAGACTATTCCCTTTTTCTCTTTCTTAGTCGGACCAAAAACATGGACTATAATGAAGGAGATGATAATAATGAAATTTAATAATCTAATGGAAAAAGCGGTACGTTTTATGGTGAAGTTCGTGATTTCGATAGTGTTGTTGTTTATCTACAAATTGATTTGGGTGAATGTTAAATCGTTTGTAAGAGGAACAATACTTAAGAAAAGGGACAAGCTAGATGACGATATGTTGCAGAATCTATATGAGAAAAACATGATTTCAAAGAAAGTTATGATCCGTGAGAAGAGTAGAGATTGATATTTCAATCCTATTCTTTTCTTTTTTCGGACTAAATACATAGACTATAATGAAGGAGATGATGTAAATGTTTAATAACAATAAAACAAAAACATTGGACAAACTAATCGAATTGGTTGAGAAAGAAGAACTATCAGATGAGCAGGTCTCAGTATTAATAGCTCTTAAGACAATAAGGCATGAGGAAGATATGGACAGATTGAATTCCGTTGCACTTAGTGAGATTAAGGGAATATTTAAAGGTGGACTATCAGTATTGGTAGGAATAATCATTGGTGGTATGTTCAATAAGTAAGTTATTAGATGTAGAGTTATATTCTGATTGATAAGATGGGGAAAGTAATCCTGTCTTATCTTTTTCTCGGAATAAAAACATACGCTATAATGAGGAGGATGATAGTATGTTAAGAATAATACAAAGAATAGGGATTAACAGAGATGCTAAATTAATCAACAAGGTGAATGAGTTGTATAAGAAAGGAGACAATTCTAAGGCTGAAAAGGTTAAAAGTAAAATCTCTAAAGATCCTTGTAAGCTGTATTGGACTATACAGAGAGCAAGAGAACTTAGAATTAGAGGGGTGTAACAACCTCTCTTCTTTTTTATATTTTAAGGAGGTGAAAAGAATGATTAAGAGAATGTTGCTGTTCCCTTGGAAAGTTGCAAAGTTTGTGTTCTTCTACATCCTATTAGGACCTGTAGTCCTTCTACTATATGTTACTAAATGGATATTTAAAAGTTAAAGGAGGTTTGAAATGTGAATAATGGTTTTGTAGGATCACTTGTTCTCTCATTAGGAGTAAAACTGTTTAAGAAGTCAAAAAGCATTACCGTAATACAAGGACCTGACTCGGATAGACTTAAAGCCATAGCAGGTATAGTTACCGCTGGCACAGGTATTTATATTATGGGAAGATCTGATGGATACAAAGCAGGTTATGATCTAGGAGTTAAAGAAGCAGTTGAAGCATTAAAATACTTTGACAAAAACTAACTAGACTAGGGGGATACGAGTGAATATTTATATTTCAGAAGATTGGAGGAATAAACATCTAAAAGTTACAACTGAAAAAGATGAAACCGGTGCTATTAGAGTCGCTAAGGTTGAATCCAATCGGAATAAAAACACATACTATAATGAAGAGGATAACAATTTAAAAGGAGATGTTAGTAATGAATAAATACGTAAACAAGGAAACTATTAAAGTTGTTGGTGACGCTAGTTACAGAATTGGTAAGGATATTGTTAGAGAAGGCACTAAAGCAGTATTAGGTAAGGCAGCAGGTGCAGTCGTAGCAGTAACTTTGAAAGAAGGATTTGGCGAAATCAAGAACATGGAGCTTGATACGATTTTAGGAGATATTACTAGGAAACAAAAGAAATTGGATAAGCGTAAAAAGAGAATGGAAAAGAAGGAATTAAGAAAACAAGAGAAAATAAACAGAAAGGAAAAGGAATTTAACGAATCAGTTAGACATGGGCTTGTAAAAGAAGCTGATGAGATAATTAAGGATTTAGGAGAAGAATCTGAGGAAAAGTAATCCTCGGTTCTTTTTTTTCTAATACTAAAGGAGGTGATATTTTGAAGAAGGTAAACTTATTAGAAGAGTGTGAGAGACTGAAAAAAGCTATTGGATCTGATGAAGATGTAAAATCACTAAATTACAATGGTAAGCTTGATTTCTTAGCTAGGGGAGTCATGCATGGATGGTACGGTAATGATCTTGTTCAGAAAAAGATATTAGGTAATCTATACAAACCTGTCACTTCAAGAATTAAATACTAAAGGAGGATTATTATGTATATACCTAAGTTTAACTTAAACGAATTGGATGGTAAAACTTTGAAGATTAAGGTCGCGTCCAGTGAGGATGGAATGGTTGTGTTAGGGATAGATGAGGAAGAGGACAAATACTATCTTTTAAAGCATAAAATAGTAGGTGATCCAACTCCTAAGATCAGACTAGGAGACGATAAGGGGTATACCTATGTTCCATGATAAGAAGTATACACAAATCAATTTACCTAGGAAAAGTGGTAAGACGATAGAGTTCTTTAACAGACTTAAGGAAGAAAATGGATGGGTTGATTCGTAGTAAAAACACACACTATAATGAAGGGAGATGATATTTATGTTTAGTAAACAGATTGACGATAACATAAAAACATTGGACATTGACATTGGTATTCTAACTTATGAGTTGAGGAATGCTAAAGAAGTTGGTGACGAAGAAGAGTATGAGCAGATTGTACGAAAGATAGACAAACTTGTAGACCTTAGAAAGAAATTAACAGATTGTAAGGAACAAGAGTCTAAGAAGGTACTTTCTCCGATCGTACTATCAGGTATCACACAAGCTTTGAGCATCTTAATGATATTAAGGTATGAAGAAGAGAATGTCATAACGTCTAAGTCGTTTAACATAGCGTCAAAAATATTTAAAGGGAGATAAAATTATCTCTCTCTTTTTTTCTGGAAAGGAGGAAACGAAATGAGGTCTATAACCAAGTTAGACACATACGACTACATTATATTACCCGGAGTCATTAGAATTAAGATCAAGTCGAACACTGATCCTATACTAGTGGACGTATTGTCTGAGATTGAGAATAGTAATGGTAACATCTATGTTGATGGAAACTACTACCAATACTTGGAGATGTATCATATTTACACAAGTGAAAAAGAATCATACCTTGAGTTGGAAGTAGTAAACGTGTTAACAGTATAAAATAGGAGTGAAAACATGACAAAAGAAAACAAGAACCAATCTGTTAAGTATAACGATGTTGATGTAAAGAATAACATGGATGTAAAGAATGAACCTAAGAAGGAGGCTGTAGGGGATAGAGAGAAACTCGACAGTGTTATATCTGAAAAACCAAAGAAGAGAAAGCGTAATTTAGCTTCTAGATTGGTTGTAGGTGTGTTAGGACCTGAAGGTCTCCCAGGTATAGGTCAATACGTCAGTGAGGAGATCATCGTACCTGCTATTAAGAACATTATAGTAGACGCAGTGACTTCTGGTATTAACATGGTTATGTATGGTGAGAATAGACCACATAATCCTAGAGCTGTGAACAGACAACCTGCAAATAGATATTACTCATCAGGACCTAGACCGACATACAACTATACCTCAAGATACACTAGTCAACAACCTGATCCTAAGGAGAGACACGCTCCAAGAGCTAACAGGTATGGTATAGAGGAGTATGTAATAGAGAATAGGGAAGATGCAGCACACGTATTAACAACCTTAACTGAACAAGCAGACATGTACGGTTCGGTATCGGTTGCAGATTACTATGACTTGATAGGAGTTACGTCTGAATACACAGACAACAACTATGGTTGGATTCTAGAGACTATAGTAAGAGCTACTATCAGACCAGTTCGTGGTGGTTATATTATAGCACTACCAGCAGTGGATGTGATCTAATGGATGATCGTATAGCACAGGAACTAGTCAGAACACTAAATAAGATACACAAAGAGTTGGAAAAGCAGAACAAACTAAAGGAATTAGAGTTAAAAAGAGATTTAAACAAATAAAAATTATATTTTAAAGGAGAAATCGAAATGAACATTAAACAAATTTTCAGTAAAACAGGTAGAACAATCAGCAAATACTCACCGGAGATCTTCACAGGATTAGGAGTAGTAGGATTTGGAGCAACAGCTTATCTAGCGTATAAATCTAAGGATGATGTAGAGTTAGTAGTAGAGAACATTGAAGAGAAGCGTGCTAACGATGAACCAGTAGATAAGGTGGAAGTAGCTAAGGATTTAGCAGTAGCATTATATATTCCAATAAGTGTGGGTGTGTTATCAGGTGTGTCAATACTGATGGCTCACAGAATTCAAAGAAAGAGAATCTTAGCATTAACTGGAGCATTAGCTGCACAACAGGCTCAGAACTTATATTTCGAGAACAAATACCGTAAAGTACACGGTGATGAGAAGTATGAAGAGTTCATGGTTCCTACTGAACAAGTAGAATACGAAGAGGAAGATAAGAACGGTAAGAAGAAAAAGAAAGTTGAAGAAGTGAAGAAAGAGATCGACAAGTCTATTGGTCAATGGTATAGCGACAGTACTGAGTATGTATCAGACGACCATACGTACAACATGGCGTACATTGAGTCAGTAAGTGAGACATTGCAGACAAGATTGTTCCAAAGAGGTACTCTGTTACTGAATGAAGTTCGTGAGGAGTTAGGATTAGAGAGAATCAGAGCAGGAGCACTATTAGGTTGGACATCAGCAGACAACTTTGATATTCAAAGAGTCGTAACTACTATGGGTGACATAACTAAAGGTGAATCACCTGAACAGATCTGGGTAACTTGGGCTAAACCACGTTATATTTATGATGACATTGAGTTCAACGACCGTTATGGAATCTATTAAGAGGTGGTTTAAATGATAGCCGCCTTCCATAATAGTTATGTTGACTTTGTAATCTACATGGGTATGACGGAAGACTATCCTACATGGTTTGAGGAGGAAGTACTGGTGTCTGTCTATATGGACGAACATCGGTACACCTTCTACATACCATTAGAGGAGAGGACTTCAGATTACTACGAAAAGACATTAGTTGAGGACTATTCTGTGTTCTTGAGAAAGACTACAGGAGAGATCTTCTGTACAACCTATGATGCCTTTATGGAGCTTTATGATATTTTCACCTATAATGGTTTCTCTAATAGTGGAATTGCAGCCTTTTCGGAAGATTGTATAACGTATGTAGAATGCGAGCCAGGAGTACTTTCCGCGGAGTATCCTGATTGGTTCTACGAGTTCTTTACAGAAGCTATACACTTTCCACCAGGTAATGAGTCAATATTTATATTTGATATGGATAACTCGAGTATTCCAATATCTACAAGCGATAAAGACTCAGATGTAATCTCACCATTAGACACCAGCATGGGTCAAGTATCTATAGACCATCATTGTGTGTTCTTAAGGAACCATCTAGGAGAAATAAGACATATGAGATACGAAACGTTTTTAAAATATTACAATCCAGGACCATTGGGAGGTCATTATTATGAGTATTAATTGGAGATATGTAGTCGGTACTGGGACTATAGTAGGAATACTTGGTCTCACTGGCTACTCTATTTATCTATACAGAAAGCAAAAGAAAGAAGACGAACAAGCTATTGGCGTTGATGAAGCAAGAGAGATGAGTAGAGATGTTGAGTCTGAGTATAAACATCCTATTATGGAGAACGTAGAGGAAGAGATGGATGATATTCGTGGGGACTATGAGGTCTCTGCTAAGATTGTCTCTCCTATTGCAGTCCCTGTGGATGATATTGTAGAGGAAGAGATTGAAGAAGAGGAGTTGTTAGCTGAGGAAGAATCTGAAGAGATCTTAAACGATAACGTAGAACATGAATATGAGGGTGATGGTAAATTGAGATACGATCCAGACAGCGAACAGGCGTTGGAACAGTTCTTCAAGATGGAATTGGCCGAATGGGATCCTGAAGATGATATTTACAAAGGACTATACAGACTATTTAACCTTGTATATGTACCTACTAACGATGGTGATAAGAACGTCTATACAAACATGATTGATTATCGTGTGGAGTTCTTTGGTCGTAACTCAAGGTGGATTGACGCTATCTCTGTAGCAGATCTGATCTTGTACTATGCAAGAAAAGCTGACTATGAGTTAGGAGGATCTGTTAGATTCTGGGCTAGTGAGTTTATGACTATGAACGAGTTGGACGAATTCGAGGAAGATGATATTCTGAAGGATGTAATACATGAAATGGTTCATCATAGACTATACAACGAAGCATGGGATTCTTATGGATTGTTCGGATTGGACGAATACCATTGGGGTTACGTGCATAACATTTCGTCAAGAAACTTAGACGGTATGGTAACATTTGACATGGAGTTTAGTGGTTTCTTAAAGCAAAATCTGTAGGGGATGATATTTGTGGAATGGTTTATCATAGTGAGCCTGGCCATTTGTATGTTGAGCCTATGGCTGGGCTTCTCTCATGGTCATAGAAAAGGATACATTGAAGGATCTAGATACGTATTGAACGAATGGAAGAAAACTATTAGAGGTGAAGGGGAGAGCTACGATGAGTGAAGAGAAAAAGAACACATTAGAGAAACAAATAATAAATGATATTTTACAGAATTTAGACTATGTTAATGAGGGAGTATTAGAGTTTTCAGAAATAGCTCAAGGTATGATCGATACGTATGCTATGAAAAACAGAGACTATGGTAATTCATTCGAAGAGTCATTAGACGAAGATGGATTGATTGCATCTAAGGTTAGAATAGGAGATAAGTACAGACGGTTTGCAAACCTATTGGAAAATGATATTCTGGTTGAAGATGAGTCGATTGAAGACACACTATTAGACATGGCTAACTATGCAGTAATGACTGTTATGTGGTGTCGTAAAAATAGGAAAGAAGAGCAACACGAAATGAAAACTTCTAAAGAAAGTGTAATAACTTCAGTAGATGAATTCGAACAGTTCCTTGATATTTTAGGTCTTCTAAAAGGAGATGAAGAAGATGATCAGTAGAAAATCTGTTGTTGCAAGACCTTCTGGTACTGGGGTGTTTGATGCAGACTTTAATACAAAACTTAAAGCTGTTGGATTCAATAGACTTCCAAGAGAGACTATCACAGTTAAAGAGATGATTGATATTTATGAATACGAACTATTCATTGAGAGACATAGTGCTTGGCCTTTAGATCCTATCGCTATGAGAAGCAGAGACTATGGCGAAGCGTTACAGGTGAATGACGATGAATAGACAGCAGAGGAGACAGAAGGAACGTGCTAAGAAGAAGCAGAAAAAACATGATGAAGTATCTCCTCTTAAGTATCAACAGATTATCAACTCTCTTAATGCTGTAAAGATGGCTTCTTTATTAGTATTAAGGAATGAGGGGTGGGGAGAGAAAAGGTTAAGAAGATTTAGCGAAAATTTCAACGATGTTTTGCAGGATGTATCTAGTGGTTGGTTGAGTTTAAGTGATATTTGGACCATTCTTGAGGAGGAAACTGGTCTAACTTTGGAAGAACTTAAGGTCGAATAGTGTTAAAAGTACCAAAAAGGTACCAAAAAATATTGACTTAAATGTGACAGAATTGTGACAAAAGTTGGAAAAAGTGAAAAGTACCAAAAAAGTACCAAAAAACCGAAAAAACTGGTACCTCAGAAACGTTGATATGACGCGGTTTGTAGGGGGTCGGTACCAAATCCAAGGTTAGTTTACATTGTTTACAAAAAAAAGCTTGAAAAAAAATATATAAACAGTGTAAAAAATTGGTACTTTGGTACCTTTCGAATTTGGGAGTTTTGGGGAAGGAGTATCTGATAGATGGACTTCTATAGAATTAACCCTAAAGAATGGGTGTCAAGTAGAGCAAAAGACTATACTCTCAAACCTAGCTTTAACTATAAAGGGAAAGACATAGTGTGCAAGGGAGGAGAAATGTACGCCTTCTGGTATAATGATATTTGGAATACAAGTATAGACGATTTAATCACAATCATAGACAACGAAGTTGCTAAAGAGACAGAAGAGTTTAAAAAGTCTAGAAAAGATAGAAAGATTATTCCAATGTATATGTCAGAACATGATAGTGGAATCATGAGAGAATTTAGAGACTATACAAAACATATGCCAGAGTCAGACATACAGTTTAACAAGAGAATTATATTTTCAGATGAAGAAATGAAAAGAGAAGACTACTCAACCGAACAATTATCGTATACTCCTCATGAAGGTGAGACCCCTGCTTTCGATGAGATGTTCGATAAGTTATATTCTGAAGAGGAGTTAGAGAAAATATTATGGTTTATAGGAGCAGTCCTAACCAACTCGATGAAAAGGATTCAAAAGTTCCTATTCTTGTATGGTGGAAAGGGAACAGGTAAAGGAACGGCCTTACAGATATTTAAAAAGTTGTTTGAGGGATACTACCATCCTATAGATCTTCACAAACTTACAAGTGGTAGTGAGTTTGCGACAAGTGGTATTAAAGAGACACCACTAATGATTGACGATGATGCTGATTTATATTCTATAAGGGACGATACAAACTTATTGAAAATTACAGCACATGATCCGGTAATAGTGAACAACAAGTATCAGTCAACCTACTCTGTACAATTTGATGGATTGTTAGTTGCAGCTTCTAACCAACCATTCAAGGTTCGTAATATAGATTCAGGTATAACGAGAAGAGCAGTAGTTGCTGAACCAACAAACGAGACACATGATTATGAAACTTATCAGAAACTAATAAAACAGATAGACTTCGAACTACCAGCAATAGCCCAGAAGGCTATAATGATATTTGAAAACAGAGGACCAGGTTATTATGAAAATTATGTCAACACAGATATGATAGAGAGAACAGATCACTTCTATAGTTTCATGAGGGAGAACGCCATAGGGTTAGGTGATGTATGTTCTTTAAAGGTTGCATCAGAGATGTATAAGTTATATTTAGAAGACATAGATTATGATACATCTGGTTATAAGAGAAAAGTAAGAGAAGGACTGGCCAGATACTACATGAGGTTTCATGAGCAGAAGAAGGTCAATGGAGTCAATCTTAAGAATGTGTTTGAGGGATTGAAGTGGGAATTGATATTTCCAAAAGAAGGTAAACCAGAAGTCAATATAGAAGACGAAGAAGATTTGGTAGAAGAGTTTGAATTGATGGAGCAGGATTCTATATTTGATACGCTAGCAAGAACTTATCCAGCACAGTATACAACTCAACAAGGTATACCAAGAGTCAAGTGGAATAAAGTCGATACTGTGTTAGGGGATTTAGATACTAGAGAATTGCATTATGTACAATTACCAATCAACCATATAGTAATAGACTTAGACATTACTGATGAAGATGGTGAAAAGGATTTATATTTGAATCTAAAGAAAGTTAAAGAACTTGGATTACCAGAAACGTACATGGAAACTAGTAAGTCCGGTAATGGATTACACCTACATTATATTTATGAAGGCGAGCCTAATAAGTTATCGGACATTATAGAAGAACATGTTGAGATAAAGGTGTTTAAAGGTAAGTCGTCTTTAAGAAGAAAGTTAACACTATGTAACAATAAGGAGGTTGGTAGAATTTCGACTGGTCTACCAGAAAAGGAGGAGACAATTGAAATGTATGAAGACATTAAAGTAATAAATTGGAACGAGCATAAAATGAGAACAGCTATAAAGGGTAATCTAAATAGGAAGTATCATACGAACACAAAACCTAGTGTAGATTTTATTGTTAAGATATTCAATGATGCTCAAAGAGATAAGGTTAAATATGACTTAAGAGATATGAGACAGGATATTTTAGCATTCGCATCAACATCATCCAATCAGGCAAAGTATTGTATCAATGCGGTCAGTAAGATTAACTATTCTACAATAGAACCTGAAGACTCTGTAGATATCCAGAAGGGTGTTAAGAAGAAGATCATACCAGATGAAGAATTATATTTCTATGACGTTGAAGTGTTTCCTAACCTATTCATCATTGCCTTTAAGAAGTATGGTGAAGATGAAATAGTTAAATGGACTAATCCTTCTAGAGAACAAGTAGCCTCTTTAGTTGAGAAACCTCTAGTAGGGTTCAACAACAGACGATACGATAATCATATTCTGTATGCCGCACTATTAGGAGAAGACAATCTATCTCTGTATAGACAATCACAAAGAATCATCAACGATAAGAATGCGGGAAGCGGAATGTATGGTGGGGCTTATGAATTGTCCTATACTGATATTTACGATTACTGTAATGCTGGGAATAAGAAATCATTAAAGAAGTGGGAAGTAGAACTGGGTATTAAACATGACGAGTTCGAACTACCTTGGGATCAACCAGTTCCTGAAGACATGTGGGAGAGAGCAGCAGAGTACTGTGGAAACGACGTAGTAGCCACTGAGGAGGTCTTTAAGAGTACTCAGGCAGACTATGATGCAAGAAAGATCCTAAGCTCTCTATCAGGTCTCTCAATGAATTCTACGACCAATAATCATACTACAACAATTATATTTGAAGGAGATAAGAAGAGAGATACTGATAAGGAATTGGTGTATACGGATTTATCTAAAGAGTTTCCTGGATATAAGTTTGAGTTTGGTAAGTCTTCGTATAGGGGTGAAGATCCTGGAGAAGGTGGATACGTTTATGCAGAACCTGGAGTGTATGAGAATGTCGCTTTATTGGACGTAGCATCTATGCATCCAACATCTGCTATAGAACTGAATGCATTCGGTAAGTACACGAAGAACTATAATGATATTCTAGAAGCAAGGTTACACATCAAGCATAGTGATTATGAAAAAGCAAGAAAAGTATTTGATGGTAAGTTGAAACCTTTCCTAGAAGATGAGAAGACAGCTACAGACTTATCTAATGCGTTGAAGACAGCTATCAACTCAGTATACGGTTTGACTAAGGCGAGTTTCGATACACCATTCAGACATAAGGACAACGTAGATAATATTATCGCTAAACGTGGAGCATTGTTTATGGTTGATTTGAAATATGCCGTTCAAGAACAAGGATACACAGTAGCACATATTAAAACGGACTCTATCAAGATCCCAGAAGCTGATGATTATATTATTGAGTTTGTAACAGAGTTTGGAAAAAAGTACGGATACACATTTGATCACGAAGCAACCTATTCTAAACTGGCGTTAGTAAACAAGTCAACTTATATTTGTAAAGATGGAGACAAGTGGGAAGCAACTGGAGCACAGTTCTTAGAACCGTTTGTGTTTAAGACGTTACTGTCTAAAGAAGACCTAACACCTAAAGACTTTTATATTACTAAGGAAGTAAAAAACGCTTCAATCTATCTAGGTGAGGAATTCATAGGAAGACTTGTTGAAGTTTATGCTAGTAAGACAGGAGAAGAAGTTTTTAGAGTTACAGAAGAGAAGAGTGGTTACGTATCAGGAACAAAAGGACACAAGTGGAGATTGTCTAAAGACTTTAAAGGTCGAGATGATATTGACATGTCGTATTACAAAGATTTATTAGACAGAGCAATAGAGTCTATAGAGAAAGTCGGAGACATAAATGTTCTATTAGACAAACAAGAAGACATCAATCCGTTTGATAACTATACAGACATCGGTGATATTATTGTAGATTTTATTCCAGATGAAATCCCATTCTAACTCGGACGAAAAACATAGCCTATAATAGAGAGGAGGAACATTTAGAAATTTTAGATGTTTTGTGCAGAAAGTAACTGCCCTCTTTATTTTTTTTTTGTAAAAATTATTTAGGAGGAGATTTTAAAATGGCTAACGTAATTAACATCGAAGGAGCAAGTGTTGGTTTTAGAAACTTTGAAGGTAGAGAAGGAATGTACAATAAAGAAGGAGACAGATCCTTTGTCGTATTCCTAGATAATGAAATGGCGGACGATCTAAGTAGACAAGGTTGGAATGTTAAGTATCCTAAAGATAATGATAACATCAACCCAGAAGAAGATGATCGAAATCCATTCATACAAGTTACAGTTGGGTTTGAATACTATCCAGCAAATGTATTTCTTATATCTAATGAGAAAGTTAATAGATTGTCTGAAGAAGAAGTATCAATGTTAGATTGGGCAGAGATTGAACATGTAGATTTAGTAATCAGACCTTACACATGGTCTGTTAATGGGAGCTCAGGGATTAAGGCGTATCTGAAATCAGGATATTTCACAATCGTGACAGACGCTTTCGCTGAGAAGTACGGTGTCTAAGATACAATTATATCCACATCAGGAAAGAGCGTTAAGAGCTTTGAAAGTTGGATCAATTTTAAATGGAGGGGTAGGTAGTGGTAAAACACTTACCTCTCTTATATTTTATAAAGAAAACTTTAAAGATAAAAAACTATATGTTATAACAACTGCCAAGAAAAGAGATTCAGGAGATTGGGAAGAAGATGCCAAGTTAGCAGGAGTAACTATTGAAAAGGTTGACTCATGGAACAGTATAACTAATTATCTATGGCTTGAAGATTCGTTTGTTATATTTGATGAACAGAGAGCTATAGGTTACTCAACATGGGGTAAGTCTTTTATAAAGATAGCCAAGAAGAACAAATGGATTCTATTGACGGCCACACCTGGAGACAACTGGATGGATTATATTTCAGTGTTTGTAGCAAATGGGTTCTATAGAAATAAAACAGATTTCGTAGATCAACACATAGAGTATGATCCTTGGGTTAAGTTTCCTAAAGTTAAGAAGGTTCACAACGAAGGTAAGCTTTTAAGAAATAGAAGACAGATACTAATACCTATGAAATTCAATAGGAAAACGAAAAGGATAAAACAACCTATAGAGTCTAAGTACGATGAGAAGTTATATTCTAAAGTACTAAACGATAGGTGGAACATCTTTGAAGATAAGCCAATAGAGAATGTTTCTGAACTAATGCAATGTCTTAGAAAGACTGTCTATACTCATGAAGATAGAATACTAAATGCTAAAATAATAATAGACATAAACGATAAGATAATAGTGTTCTACAACTATAACTATGAGAGGGATATTCTATATAGTATTGCTTATGAATTAGGAAGAGAATGTAAAGAATGGTCAGGACATGCTCATGATGAAATACCAGATACAGACGAATGGTTATATTTAGTTCAATACACATCTGGTGCAGAAGGTTGGAATTGCGTTTCCACTAATGTAATAATGTTCTATTCTTTAAACTATTCGTATAGAGTTATGGAACAAGCAGAAGGTAGAATTGATAGACTCAATACTCCATACAAAGAGTTAGAATACTACTATTTACAATCTAAAAAAGGTATAGATAAAGATGTAGCTAAAGCTATAGAAAAGAAAAAGATATTTAATCAAAGTGCTTGGGCTAGGAGGAAGTGGGAATGAAGAAAGAGAATCAGTTCCAATCAGAGTTGATAAAGGAAATAAAAGAAATGTTCCCAGGATGTATTGTTATAAAGAATGACTCTAGTCATATACAGGGGATACCAGATTTATCTATATTTGTAAACGATAAATGGGCTATGCTTGAAGTTAAAAGAGATGAGAAAGCACCCAAACAACCTAACCAAGAATACTATGTTTCTAAACTATCTAATATGTCTTTCTGTGAGATTATATTTCCCAGAAATAAGGAGGATGTGCTGAATGAACTTCAACGAGCACTTGGATCTTAAAGATCAACACTCGTTTCTGAGTCCGAGTAATTATCATTGGTTAAACTACACAGACAATAAGCTAGTATCTGTGTATAAGAACCAGAAGGCTAAAGAAGAGGGAGTTATATTACATGACTTCGCTTCGATAGCTATAAACAAAAGAATAAAATTGGCAAACCATAAGAAAGCATTAAATATGTTTGTGAATGATTGTATAGGTTTTAAGATGGAATCTGAACAAGTTCTATACTATAGTGACAACTCATTCGGAACAGCAGACGCTATTAGCTTCAAAGACAATCATCTAATGATATTTGATTTGAAGACAGGTATTACAAAACCATCTTTTAAACAACTAGACATATACTCAGCTCTCTTTTGTCTTGAATATGGAGTAGACCCTACAACAATATCTATAGAAGAAAGGATATATCAGGGTAATGGGTTCGAGGTAACGATACCAGAACCTCTTTATATTCAGGAGATAATGGATAAGATAATAGAGTTCGACGTTATAATAGAGAACATAAAATACTCAGCTAGATAGGAAGTGAATTTATGAATAAGCCCGATCTAGACACTCTTATGCATATAGGGGTGAAAAGAAAATCAGGAAGGTATCCTTGGGGTAGTGGAGAAAATCCATATCAAAGTGAAAACTGGTTTCTACCACAATATGAAGCATTAAGAGAGCAAGGTTTGAATGAAAAACAAATAGCTGAGAAATTAGGAATGAATACTACAGAGTTAAGAAATAACATAACTTGGGCAAGAAGAGAAGAGAGACAGTTCCTAACTTCAGAAGTGAATAGATTGGCGAATGAGGGATTCAATAACGTTGAGATAGGTAAGAAGTTAAACATCTCAGAGAAGACAGTTAGAAACTATAGATCTAATGAACAACCTCCTAGTCAGAAACAATGGGACAACATAAATGATGCTATTGTTAAAGGTGTAGAGAAAACTGGATATTTAGATGTAGGTATGGGTGTAGAGAGACAAATAGGAGTACCTAGAAGTAAGTTCAACTCTGTTGTAAATCAACTAGTTAAAGAAAAAGGATATTACATTCATCAAGTATACGTCAGAAGACTTAGTGATCCTAAACACTGGACAACCGTTAAGGTATTATCTAAAGAACCAGACAGTAAGAAGGTATCTGACAACTCTAATAATATTAGACCTTTAGATTCTTGGTCAGATGATGGTGGTTTAACAATAAAGAACATTAAAAAGCCAGAAATGGTTGATCTTGATAGGATACACATAAGGTATGCTGAAGATGGTGGATCAGACAAAGATGGTTTGATAGAATTGAAACCTGGAGTATCTGATTTAGACTTAGGAGCTAGTAGATATGCACAGGTAAGGATAGGTGCTGGTAAGGATTTATATTTAAAAGGTATGGCAGCTTATGCAGACAGTAAGGACTTCCCTAAAGGTAAAGATATTATCTATAATGTCACTAAGAATAGAGGAACTCCTGTTGAAGATACCTTGAAGACTATTAAACCAGACATAGACAACCCATTCGGTGCTAACATAACCGCACAAAGAGGTGCTATAAACATTGTTAACGCTGAAGGAGATTGGGACACATGGTCAACTACTATGTCTTCACAGTTTCTATCTAAACAACCATCTAATCTAATTAAGGATAGACTAGATGTGACATTCAATAGTATTAAGAAAGAGTATGATGAACTGTTATCTCTAACTAACCCTATAGTTAAGAAGTATCTACTAGAGAAGTTTACAGATGGATTAGATTCAAAAGCCAGACATCTAAAAGCACAAGGTCTACCTGGAACTAAGAACCACGTCATACTACCAGTAGTGGACATGAAGCCTAATGAGATCTATGCACCTAAGTATAGAAATGGTGAGAAGGTTGTTCTAGTTAGACACCCACATGGAGGAATATTTGAGATACCAGACCTCGTAGTTAACAACAAGAACAAGACTGCTAGAAAGATGATAGGTACTGACTCACCAGATGGTGTTGCTATACACCCATCAGTCGCTCATAAACTATCAGGTGCAGACTTTGATGGCGATACAGTATTGGTAATACCAAACAGTAGAGGACAGATCAAAACAAGTAGGAGTTTAAAAGAACTAGAAAACTTTGAACCTAACCAATACAAAGTAAACTATCCTACCATTAGTGATGACCTTAAGCAAACTCAAATGGGGATAGTATCTAACTTAATAACAGACATGACAATCAAAGGAGCAAGTCAATCTGAATTAGCAAGAGCTGTTAAACATTCAATGGTAGTAATAGACTCTGAGAAACACCAGCTAGATTGGAAGCAGTCAGCAAGAGACAATGGTATCTCTGCCTTAAGAAGGAAGTACCAATCAAGAGAGAACCCTAAGACTGGTAAGAAAGGTATAGGAGCATCAACCTTAGTGTCTAGATCTAAGGAACACATAGACATATCAGACCCTGACTTTAAGGTTGACAAGTATTCATCAGGATACCCAGCAGATGAATTATACTCCTCCTATGTAAAGAAGCTGCAGACCATGAAGAACGACGCCCTTAAGAATACCCAGTCCATTAAGAATCCCCAGTATTCTAGAGAAGCCGCCCGTGTTTACGCCCCCGAGGTAAAGTCCCTCAATGCTAAACTAAACACCGCCCTTCTCAATAAGCCTAAGGAAAGACAGGCACAGATACTTACTAACAAGTTGTACTATGAGAACATCAAACCGGACATGGATAAGGACGATCGTAAGAAGCTTAAGTCTAGGTCTCTAGCTAGAGCTAGGAAGACAGTTGGTGCGGAGAGAGTTAACATAACCATAACAGACAGTGAGTGGGAAGCTATACAAGCACGTGCTATCTCCAACACCAAACTTAAACAGATACTAGACAACACAGATACAGATGTAGTTAAGAAGTTAGCAACACCAAGACAAGTAGGAATGACTTCTGCTAAGATCTCAAGAGCTAAGTCTATGTTAGCAAGAGGTTACACTTATGCTGAAGTAGCTGAAGCTTTGGGTGTTAGTGCTTCGACCATTAGTAAAGCGATAGGGTGAGGTGAATAACAATGACTGAAGAGATAGACAACAGACTGGACAACATGATGCTAACCACCATAGACAATCCATACAATCCCAAGGAAGAGTATGGTAAGTGGAAGCAGTACGACATGGACCATAACTATAACACAGAAGAATATATATCAAGAATAATGGATTTGCCAGTTGATGTGGACATAGATAATGCATATGAAGTAACTAAGTATTCACATAAAGCTATTCATGAGATACTTGCAAACGATTTCTTAGGAATTTACAAATTAGTTTAGTCGGAGATGGAGGAATCGGAAGGTGGGGGAGGGGTCTCGTACCCCGTCCACCCCCTATTGCAA